TATGGTCAAGCGGCTGGCCATTGGCTAGCACTACAATCTCGTCACCTTTCGGCACACTGCCATCATCGTAAAGCTGCATTGTGTACTGGCCTTGATCATTCATCCGCAACACACGGTATTGATATTCACTCTCATGGTCGAATTCGTCTGCGCTTGTCTCGATGGTTTCACGCAACACAACCAGTGTAAGCATAGAACGCCCGCTCACTGTGCCTGTTTTCCAGTTTACAATAGATTCAAACACATAAGGCAATAACACAGGACGCGCACCTGATAGGCGCTCGTCAAGTTTGGTCAGTCCTTCTTGATCATTGGTGTAGTCTGCTAGAATACCAATCCGGCCAGCTTCTTCTAGCTCGGTAAAGCCAAACTTGGCCAACTGCTCAAGGCTTTTGCCACTGCCGTCTATATTGTATAGATATTCGTCAAGCTGAGACGGCAAACCCTGCTCACCCATGTCAGCAGGTTTGCGGAATACCATACCACTGTATGACTTAGCAGCTTGGCGAGTTGCACCAAGGAAGTATGCGCGCTCTTTATAAACTGCATAGCGGCTAGCGTCGGACTCGGCAAAATCAGCAGGGAGGTAGGTTTTACCCTTGCTTTTGATAGTACGCTGGCCCTTTACGCTATCGCGGGTGCGCGTAACGTCGGGCAGGTTTACGATGTAATCAGGATGTAAAGTAGTAACGCCCATTATTCGGCCCTATAGTTTTTGCCTATTATAACACCATAGGCTAATTAATAAATGATATGGAGATTGGTTTGAATTCTTTACCGATGACAAGCATATCCGAAATGGCATCGACACACGGGTCGACCGTATCGTCGTGCGTGCTGTTCGGGAACTGGCTGTGCTCTCTTAAGAAGTCGGAAAGAAAAGGTACATCAGTGCTAACGTAAACGTGCCCAGCTTCTACGCTTGGCGCAACATCCATTGCCCGAGTTAGCTTGTCAATATTACGCTGGACGGCTTTCACTGGCATACCTTCACGGCCAAGCGTTTGGATCAAGCCAGTGCCGCTAACCTTGTCCTCGATCTTCATTGCACGAAGGCTACCTGTCGCGCCACTGTTTTTGTGTTTTTTCCAGAATGCTCTAGCCTGTTGCAATAGCTCTGGCGCTTCCCACTTACCCCGCACCATGTCCAGTAGGTACGCCTTGCCATCTTTAGTTTTACCCCAGCACTGAAAAACACTGAAATCGTTTGTTTCTTTTGTTTTTTGCGCCGTATCAGCATAAATGGCACGCCATTCAAAAGTAGGCAAAGCAGTGTAATACTGCCACCACGCATCTTTGAATATACCTCCACCGATTGGTGCGGGTCGCTGCAAATACTGGCCAGCGTAAACATATGGGTTAGCTTTGTTTTTTCGTTGTAGGTCTCCTATTGGGAATTGTTGTGGCCAGAAGGATTCTCCCTCCTCAACTTCCGCGGATATGTTTAAGTGCTCCCATTCTTCGCCGTTGCCACCGTCTAGCAGATAACCGGATAAGTCAGACTCGTGCAGGCGCTGCATGATTACTATGATAGGCGTATCAGGTCGGTTTTTCCGGCTTTCCATGGTCGTGGTGAACCAGTCGATAACATTCTCTCGCATGGTGTCGCTCATAGCCTCACCAGCTTTGTGAGGGTCATCTATCACGATAGCGCCGCCGAATGTGTCGCGCATCTTGCCTGCGCCGTAGCCTGTAATAGTACCCTCCGCACCAGTGGCATACACGATGCCGCCCTGCTCGGTTCTAAACTCGTCTTTAGCGGATGAATCGCGCTTTATTTGAGTGTGGTCAAATATCTCGCAGAATTGCTCGTGCTGCATGATAGCTCGAACATTGTAGGCGTTATTTGTGGCTAGGCGTTTAGAGTAGGAGGCATGGATAAACTCGGAATCTGGGAAGTTACCCATACACCAAGCCATGAAATTAATCACGGCTATTTCAGTCTTGCCAGATCGAGGCGGTACATTAATTATAAGTCGCTTGCAGTCGCCCATAACAACACGCTCAAGAGCGCTACAAATAGCCTCTTGATGCCAGTTATCCACTAAGTCGATACCCTTGCGCGCCTTAAACATCGTCCGCACAAAGGTAAGCAGATCACAGCGACTGTCGGCTATTTGATCAACTGTCAGCATGTTTACGTTTTAGTGCGTCAAGAACTGCGGTCCCGTTGTCTTTCGGCGACATAGTGCCGTCACTACTAGTGACATCAACTTTATCCCCCAATCCAAGATTACGAATAACAATCGGCGCATTGTATTTGCCAATCATAGCGCCTTCTAACTGACTAGCCTCGCATTGGGTTTTGATCTTGCTTACGGCTTCCGACAAGTGGTGGCCTTCTTTTGACCAAGCGTTAAGCGTCTGCCTTGCAATGCCAAGAAACGCAGCAAAACCCTGCATAGTTAGAGGTAGGTATTTTTCGGTATGCAGTGAAGGGTCGGAAGCAATAGGCGTGTGAATGCGCTCAGGGTTTTCGTGCTTGTGCTTGGCGTACTTGTTGAACTCCCTGATTAGTTCTTCAGGGAACTCGAATATAAACGGGCGCGTGCCTTGGTCTTTTTCTCGTAGCTGGTAAAGCTGGTTGCCATGCTGAAAAGGCATAGATAGTCTCCTATAAATGCCTTGATTGTATCACTACTGCTGTGGTTAGTCTAAATGCTTGCAATCGTTAGCTATCGCCTGCCATGCCTCTATCTTATCGTAGGCATTAGGTGTTATCTTTGCGAGCTTAGCCAGTGCAGACTTAAGGTAGCCGTTACGCCCACGCAAGCTAGCAATCGTGCCGTTCTTTGCCTTACAGTCATTCGTCAGTTTGTTGTTCTCAGCTTCTAGGCTAGCTATGCGCCGCTTAGCGCTTTCTAGGCGGTCTAGTAGGTTTTGGTCGGTCATAGCAAACCCTCCTGCATTGGTGGTAGTGGTAACGGCTGCCAGTGGGTTACTCTGCTTCGTTCAAATCCATATTTAACAAAGTATTTACACGTATGGGTATCTAAATCAGATTGAGCGGCTCCATTAGCCATGTGAACTAGAACCTCCTGCCTGTCTTCCGGCAACCTATCATCAACACTAACCCACCCGCTCTGGTCTTTGGTGTATTGGTCGATCATATCTGGGATTAAATCATCATCTTTTTGCACGATGTACCCGTTTTTATCTAACCACTCTCTAATATTCTGCTTACTCATTGCCTTGCTCCAGTTTGTTTGCGTACGCATTCGCCATTTTAATAGAAAACTCTAGCATCATTCTTAAGGCGACATCACCTTCTGAATGCGCCTCAACTACTAGCTCTTGCATGTTATTAGAAAAGTCACTCAGAGCATCCACCCGCACCTTCGGCAGGCTGGCTTTTAGTTCGGCTAGTTCTTTTTCAAGCTCGATAGCAGCTTTGCGCAATGCTAATACTTGATCAACTGTTACGTGTGGTAAGCCTTTGATGCTCATTGTGATTGCTCCTCAAAACGCATAATTAAACCCAATATTGTACACAGACGGCATAACGATCATTTTTACGCCTATTGCATAGCCTAGTTTATATTCGTAATAAACGCCAGGGACGATAATTAAACCAAGTCCGACCGTCGTTAGATAGCCCTTATACCCATAAACAACACTCACACCTGCGCCTAGCTCGCTTTGTCCGCCCTTCCAGCAGCGCCCAGCGCCTGCTTGATACGAGCGCACACTGTACGAGTTTTTAAACGTAGCAGCGCCATAGAATCGGCCTGAGTCGTTGTATTGGTATTGGATAACTCGATTGTTTTCGTTGTAGTTTTCACTGCCTGAGTAATGCTGCGTGTATAAGCCTGCGTAGACTGATTGGCTGGCCTCTGTGTCTTCTGCCGCTAGCGCATAGGCTAGGATTAGCAGTAGTGTGGCCATTGTGATTTTGATGGTTTTCATGGTTGCTCCTTAGCTAAAAAACCGCCTCAGATGCTCTCGCATGTGATTGGCGGGTACTACCTATCACCTCCTGCTAGTGGATGATTCGTTCAATCTACACGCTCAACGAACGCCATGCAAGCGCTTTTTATCTGCGCGCGTGAGTCGTACTTTTCTGCCACTTGAGGCATGCCTGTATCAATCACCGGCACTTCGACATGAAGCACCAGCACATAAGTAAAACACCACAAAAGCCCGATTATGTAAGCGATTCCGCTATCCATTGGATTAGCTCCTCTTCGTGCTCCTTGCATACGCTAACAATCTGCCCATGGACAGTGTCATGCACTCGCCTATCACCTATCGATTGGCAATCCATGAAGCAGCAAGGCTCTTGCTCTTCGTATGGCGTGTAGTAAGCCATTACTGCACCTCCGTCATGTACCAGTCGTATAGACCTTCTGCGCTATCAATCTCAGCTGGTATTTCGCTTGTACGCTCACGACCTTCGTCATCTTTCGTTACCAGCTCAAACCAATAAAAGCTTCCCATAGTTCCTACATGCTCCATGAGAATTACTTTCATCTTTTCCATTATTGCTGATGCTTCTTCAAACTCGCAATACTCTGGCGGGAATACCAATCCTGTACTCATAAGGGTGAGCACTTCATGGCGGTTTCTTCGCATTTGTAGGATCATTTTGTTGGCTCCTTTAGGCAGAACCCAGCGTTTAAAATTCCATCTGCTAATACGCCCTCGCTAAGATTCCCCTGAGCCACAATAATTTCTATTAATAATTCACGCTCGGATTTTATGGGGCGGTAATTGAATTCATGGCCTTGATAGAAGCCACCGCCGTTTGGCGCGCAAACCATTTTACCACGGAATCTTCCAATTGGCTCGCAACTAGTCCAGCCAAAATTAGGGTGATCGAATTCACACTCAACCCCAACCTCCGGCACAAATGCTGACTTGGTTGGGCGCTCGGCTAGTAGCTCATACCCATCAATATCACTGATATAATTCTCTAATGATATTAAAGATGATCTTTGTTTATCCCATAAAACATAATTATCTGTAGACTCTGTATTTTGATCCCACCACTCCGGATCATTCAGTTGCTTTTGTGTTGGTTTCATTTTTGTTGCTCCTTGTTAGTTTATAAACCAAGTATAAACACCACGGCCAAGTAATCAATTCAACTTTTAGATATGTTCGCGGGGATATGTATAGAAAAAGCCGATATGTGTACATGAGAATGTGACGTGTATAAAAAAGCCCCGAACATATAAATGAGCGGGGCGAATAACTCACACGATTTGAGGGCGACCGGGTAACTCCCAATCCGTTAACCTTGGTGAGGTAATAATTGGCCGAGATGGTAGGATTTGAACCTACGACAATGTATCACCGCTACCAGGCTGCGGCCACATCTCGATAAAAGCCCAACTAGGCAAGGAGTAAACCTAGTCGGGCTAACGTAGGCGGAGCGACCTACAGGGCTATGGTATCACTACTCCTAAACCATCTGCAAGTTAATCGTGTGTCGCTCAACTTCTCCGTATTCCTTGTGGTAAATAATCGCCTTGCTATCCTGCCCAGCTCGATAGCCTCCCCATGCTGCATAAGCATCTTTTGCGGCCAATGTACGGAAGCTCTCAACCTTGCAGCCTGCGTACTCTTTCATACTATCGTGATGGATGTGTCCGGTTAACCAGTAGCGGTGAATGCAATCGCCCCACATTTGTGGTCGGTCTGTTGCCATTACGCCTGGTAGTGCTGGCATCTTCGTGCTGTGACCATGGTGAACACCAAAGCAAGTCTTGCCGAACTGAACATAATGGTAAGGAGTGGGGCTTTCGTCTACTGTGACGCGCTTCTCTTTTTCGTAAATGTTGGCCAGTGCAACATTAAGGAACATAGAGCTAGTATCGTCATGGTTGCCAGTTGCATTGATTATTCGCACCTTCTTGTGATGATCTAGCGCACTTTCAATCATGCGACGCATTATACGGATGCCAATTTTTACCATCTTGGCATAGCGGCTATCAACGTCTAAGCTGTGCCCACTTCGAGTAGTCACGCCTTCCATGTTGTCGTAATGGAAGTAATCACCAAGGTTAACAATGCAGCACTCGTCACAGCGTGGCGCGGTCTTTACCAATCGGTCAAACACAGCAGTAAACTTATCCTCTGCAATCATTAAATCCCAATCTTGCCCCGTTTCATCTGCCCAGCTGAGCATACCGATATGCGGATCACCAAGCGGGTAGACTGCCATCGTGTCCTTTGAGTAGCCTTTGTCTGCCTTGCGCGGTTTGATAGGCTTAACGTCTTTACATAGCGCCTCTACCGCCTCTCGCATTAACTGCTCTTTGATGTCCCAGTCTTGCGCGGTCTTAACCCATTGTATACGTGGCTGGCCATCTTCGCCGTATAACGTTGACGTGCCCTTTACCTGGTAACCTACCGGTACCTGGTGTGTCATATCATGCGCCGGTGATTCACCACGTTTTGCACACTTAGCTTTAAGCGATGTGATCGACTTCGCAATAGTGGAAGGGTCAATACCTAGCTCTGCTGCTGCTGCTGCTTGAGTTCCAAGGCGCTCGATTGATTCGAGGAATTCTATTTGGCGATCAGTTGCCAGTTCTTTTTGTAGTGGTGTCATAGTGTTGCTCCGTTCATCATCTTAAAAATAGCATTAACGGTCACATCATGCGCGTGCTCTCGTAGTTCGTCTTTTTGTTGTTTTGGTAGTCGTAAGTAGTGTTCCCATTCTTTGTCGCTGAGCAACTCAGCAACGTCATAACACATGTCGAACATTGAGAATGGGCCGGATTTGTCGCCGTGAACGTCCCACATGACACGGCCAACCATATTTTGGTTTAGCCGTGATAGCAGGTGTTTTAGTGGTTTTGGTTTGTTCATTTTGTGTGCTCCTTTGTGTGAACCCTAAATATAGCCTACTTGTCGGATTGTGCAAGTTTTTCTAGGCGCTCGATTTCTGCCTGTGCGTAGAACTTAATCTTTTTGGCATCGCGCAGCATATCGGAATGACTTACCAAGCCGTAGCGGTAACATGCGCGAAATATCTCACCAATCTGCGCATTCATATTGCGATGACTAATAAGGTGCTGCAACTCAGCTGCGCATTCTGGTAGCTCGTAATAGCTGGCGGTTGAGCCGTCGCTGCGTTCTTTGTCATCCGAGTCTAGAAGAGCTCGCACTTTTTCTTGAGCGTATTCGGCGAACTCTTTTGTTTTTACATAGTGATTATATTTATCAGCCATTAGTTTTTCGGCTGGCTTGTCTTCTGACTCAGGGTCGCCCCAAACAGCCCTATATGCCGCTTCGCTGTCCATTGTTTTCCGCAGCTCCTTAAATTTATCGGATTTTGATGCTTTGTCCGAATTCGCAGGGACTTTGATCCTGTCTATGTATTTTCCTAATTCTTCTTTTGTTATAAATCTGTCGGTATGCAACAAAAATTCATTATCTTTCTCTGGAATCCAGTCCGGCATGGTTACGCTTTTGTGGGTGGCCAAGATATCGCCTCTTGGTGATGTTTGTAGCTCTCCATGCCATTCTCCATTTATAAACAGCCACTCCTTAATCTCCGGCTTTTCGTGCCCGTGGTCGTAGGGGTTTTCGCCACGATCTATATGCCCCCAGAAATTAGAAATCTGAGGTGATTTCCCCCAATCAAAAGCATCGGACAAGATACCACCGGCCAAGTCCCATGCTGGCCTATAATGGCACTCCTCGAAATCAATAATCCTCTGCAATTCATAATCCGCCAGCGCCTCGCCAATAACGTCAGCTATTTGTTTATAGCACGTTAGGTCGGTTGGTTTCATTTGTTTAGCTCCTTTAGTAGTGCGTCGGCCATGGATACGGCGCTAGCCGCCGCGTGCTCGTAATGCTGCGGGCTATTACTGTCTGTGGCTTTCCATGCTATGTTTGCCATAATATTCATAGCAATCATTTCGCGCTTAGTTAGGCCATTGCAATTTGGATTCATGTTGATTCCGTCTATTTGCTCACCAATTGGCATCGCTGGCATATCTGCGTTATTCATTGCTCTCTCCTTAGTATGTCCACTCAATCTAATTCATCCGGATCTTCTGTTTCGCTGCATTCAATATGCGCAACCCCAAATGACTTGCAAGCTTTCTCATCGTCATCGTAAACAGCTTCTCCACAGTAAAAACAATTATCCATGTCGGCTCTCTCCTTTGGCTTTGGCGATGGCTGCCTCAATTTTGGGCAGGTCAAACTCGCTCCCTAGAAGCTCTAAGCAGTACTCCAAAGCCTCAAGCATATCCGGCGCGGCTGCGATGAGGTTGGCGTTGGCAATATGCTCCGATAACTTACTTTTGTACGTATGTTTTGATCAAATTAATGCACCATTTTCTTCGCATTCAATAGTAATATAATCTGAATTTAATATCTCGCTCGGATAAAATGCAACCCAAGGCCCTTTAGTATATTCTGTCATTTTATTTACTCCCCTATTATACTAACACTAAATTCCCAAAACGCTTCGTCATCGTCAGGCAGGGATATTTCTTTATACGGTAGTATTTTTATGCGTCCTTTTTTTTCT